AATTCCCAACCTGATCTATAACGGGGTGTGCCGTTGCCCGCATACTTTTCACGGTTTATTATGGTATAATCACCTTGTGCCCAGCGACTCATGTCAGTATGTTTCTAGCTTGATAATAGTTGGGTACAACTGCAACTCCCACACCCAACAGCGTGGCTCGGCTGCGAATTTGATTCAAGTAGTAGGCCATGTTCACATCAATATTGACACCGTTGTTGCCTTGCATTTCTTGCAACAATGTCAACACAGGTATTTTGGTGCTGTCAGCAACTCTAAACAAGCTGATGGTAAAATTACCAGCTGCTATTCGTGATGTCATTTGTGTGAGAAAGTAACTGTGTACAATATCGTATTCGTTGACTGGGACGTCAACAGCATAGTCGTAAAAACTGTCAAACACTCTAACAGTTAAATCCGTATTGGGATTGGTGTAATTTACAGTGCTCATGTATTATGTTCCGGGAGTGGGATTGGTTCTACCTTGTGCTTGCGCGGCTGCTTGGCGTTGGGCTTGTGCTTGTGGAAATATCCAGCCGTCGGCCTTGTTGGCCACAGATCGAGTAGCGCCCGGCAGTGCTTGTATCACTGTGCTTTTACCTATGGCCACTGTCTCACTCTTGGCAATAGCAGCAATATTTTTGCCTTTGAATGTGTTCACAGCAGTGCCGGCTTTTTGTGCTGCGCCAATCAAGCCCAGCACACTTCCACTTTGTAGATCTTCTAGTATGCCCACTCCAGTGTCTAACAATCCACCTTGGCCGAACACACTGGCCCGGTTGCCCAGTCTTGTCAATGGGCTAGGAGTAGTGTCATAGTGCGCACCGTCAGCAAAGCCTTGCACATTGGGATCTCCGCCCTGTGTGGGTTTGCCCACAGCACCTGTGTAGTACTTCACAGTCTCATAGGCCACTGTCATGCTGTTTTGCATGATACCAGCGCCTTCAGCATAACTGTATTGGTCATGGCTCCAGTTTGTGATCAGCGGGTTGATCAACACATACTCAGCAAACTTGTGTTGGTCCATGCCGTAGATTCGAATGTCGCGAAAGAATGGTGGTTTTCCCGTAGCACTACTTGTGCCATCATTGAACGATTCACCAATATATCCCCAGTCGTTGACTTGTCGTACATCATTGTAGATATCTCTGGCATTGTATCCAAATCCAGCTTGGCGATTTGCACTGGGCCCAATGCTGCCATTGGTGTTGTTGGGTGCCAGATATTGTTGGCTGGGATCTTTGTAGTAGTAGGCCATGTAGTTGTACCACATGTTGCGTGATACATCACCACCATCATCGTGGAACACAATGTTCACAGGCTCATAATTGATTTTTTTCTGAATCACACGTTTGCGATTGTATTGACTCAGTGTTTCGTTGTCAATGTTGTACTTGGGCAAGTCCACAGTTTTCACAATGTAACTTAAATTTGTTATGTCATCATTGCCCATTGCACCACGCAAGGCAGGAATCTCTTGCACATTCAACGTGAAGCTGACATGAAAGAGAAACTTGAACCGAGGTTTTAGTTCGTAAGCATTTGTGGTAAAAACACGGCTTGCATGTTGATAATCACGCAAGCCGTTTGTGCTCAAGAACCCCTTAAGGAAATCTTGACCAAAACTTGACATTTTTAGGTACCAGCGCCGGAAGCCGGACCAACTCCTGCGGCTGTGTCAGCAAATACTCTACCAACTTGTGCACCAAACGCAAGACCCACAGCAGGTCCAGGACCTTCAATTTGGTTGGCGTTGTCGTAAGCAACCATGAGTTCAATTGTGGCTGGTTCATTTGTGGCATAGTTCAAATCGCCATAGTTGGCACCTTTGAGATAGCAACCATACAATTCCCAGGTTTCTAACACAACTGGTTCGTTGGCACCGTTGCCGCCGTCTAACACTTCAACCACTGTGGTGAACTTGTAGTTGATACCAGCTTGAGCCGAACTCATTTCTATAAAGTCCATTTGTTTCTGCAACTGCTCGCCCACAACTTTGCCAACTGATCCAGTGGCATCATCACGCAGACTACATGTAACATCAGTCCAGGTGTGTTTTCCAGCCAACTTAACTGTGCTGTTGTAAACAGGCAATGCAATTTCTTCAAAAGTCAAATTAGGACGAGAAAAACTCACCACTTGTTTTGTAAGGGCTAGAACATCGCTTCCAGCACCAAAATTTTGAAAGGTTACCCGAAAGCGATATTTCAGCTTGGGCATTAACAAGCCCTGGCCTTGTGTGTCTCCACTGAGTGGGACTGACATTCTATTTAATGATGCACTTGACATTAATGATCTCCTATATGTTTATTTACCTGAAATGGTGGCCGAAAAATTCACCACCATTTTTATCAGACTCCAGCTGCAATTCCACCAGTGTTCTTGATACGCAATGGAATGTAAATAAACTCCACAGCCTTGACTGGCTCAATAGCAATGTCCACATACAACTCATTGCGGTCAATACGTGCTGGTGTGTTGTTGCTTAAATCGCAAACCACCAGGTAATCATACAGAGCACGTTTGGCAACCAAATCAATCATCAAACTGTTGATGGTATTGGAAATTTGATTGCGTGTGATTTGATCATTGGGTTCAAACAAATACAGTTTGCCAATCTCTTCCAGGCGTCCACGCAAGAAACAAATTAATCGAGCAACGTTGATACGATCCAGTGCTGTAGTGGCACCTTGACGTGTTTTGTTGCCAAAGTTGGTGATACCAGTTCCAGGAATAAAGGTAATTGGATTGATGTTGTTTTCGTACAGTACATCACGCAGGCCTTGTCCCACAGCCATTTGCACAAACTCACCTGTGGCACTAGCAATGTAACCAATTGCGGTGGCATTGTCAACAACACCACGACGTGTACCAGCAGGAGCCAACCATGGATAGCTCACTGCATCGCTGCGCAGAATTGTGCGCATCATCATGTGACTTGGTGCGGTAACAACCAAGTTGCCTGACAGGTCTGTAGTTTGGCAGCTGGGGTAGAACACAGCAGCATAAGCACTGCCCACTGTCAATCCATCACCAGTCGACAATCCCAGTCCGTTGTTGTCTGTGGCATAGGTTGCAAGATCTGTGCCATTACCAGCTAGACGCATTGGTGTGTCGCCCACGCAGAACAACGTGTTAGAACGTTCAGTGCTGAGTGCAACCAAGTTAGGCAGCAGTTCTGGATATGCAGTGGCAGCAATCAAGTTGAATTGATTTTGTTCTTCTCTTACGGTCAAACTGGCATCAATACCAGACTTCATGGCCGCAACTATCAGGGCACGTTGTGCTTGACGACCACTATACATTGCTCCACTGACTTTGTTGCCTGATGCTGTGAGCCAGGTGTTGGTCACTGTGGGCAATGTGTCATCGGGGAATGTAGTTGAATTGAAATAATTCAATTGGAAGCTCTTGACGTTGTAACCTGAACGGCGTGTGTTCCACAACAACATACCTTGGGGGTACAGTGCAGGATCAGGTGCGTCAATGTCCAGGTAGTCACTGGTCAATAAACTCTCAATAGTTGGGAATGAATCGCTCACAGGATCTGTAGTACCATTTGGCGCCCAACGTGCGTCTGCAAACAAAACACCATTTGAAGTTACCTGGTCTGTAGTGTCCACTTCTACCCATTGATCTGGTTGTCCAGACACTGGTTCCCAACGATAAAGTTTGGGATAATTTTCCAAGTCACTGGTGTCAACCCACAAATCACCATATTGTAATGGACTTTCTGCAACATCGTTTTCTGTAGTTGGAGCACTGGCAGCTATAATAGGACCCGACGCATTGGTCGTGGTCAAATCAAAGCCACGTGTGTCGTTGCTGACGTTTTGATATCCGACCCAATCACCATTTTCCTGAATCATGACGTCAACATCGTCTACAGCACTGTAATACCATAAACGTCCATCGGCTGGATCTTGATCAGGTTCTGTGGTGCTGGCTGTGTATGTAAATTCAGGATCAGTTACCCAGTTACTCAATACCAATTGGTCGGTGTCAGTGTTGCTTGCACGAACATACAGTGTCGAATCAGTAAATCCAGCGTCAGAGATTGCAGTGTCCGAGCCAAGATCTTTCACCATCATGGTGCCACCTTGACTGTGTGTAAGCACAATGGCGCCAGCACTGCTGACACTGGCACTGACATAAGGTATAGTGGCTGCACTGACAGCACTGATAAATGCGGCTGGTGTGGTGCCGGCCAAGGTCACGGTGTAAGTGATGTAGCTGCTTGAGCCAGCCACTGATGCAGCTAGTTCAAACTCATCACCGTTGGTAAATGTGGGATTCACTGTGCTGCCAGTTACAACAGTTGCGCCCAGGGCTATTCTTTCAAAAATTTGGAATGCGCTCGACGGATTCCAATCCAATGACATGGCGTTGTATACTGCATAGGTTGTGCCCACTGTGATATTTTTACCACCACCTGAAGGATCAATTGCATAGATAGCAGCAGCATCATCGCTGTATACGTTGGTTGTTTGTGACAAGAAAACGTCCAATGCACTACTGTACGTTTTAATTTTTAGACTCATGCCGTTGTTGGCAGCACTGATGTTTTGCCACACACTGCCTGTGGGATGAGGACTTGCTTGTGATGTACCCCAACGTGGCGCTTGATAACTGTAACCTGGGAAATAAGCAGGTGTTAGGTAAGTACCGGCACTGATGCCCAGTGATGTCAATAATGCAGTACCATTGTTTGGTCCTACTTCAATGTTAACAATACCACCATCAGCACTAGAGCCATCACTGGTGGCTGTGGAGTCTGCATAGAAAGTTAACTTGCCATCCACAACCTCGGTGTAAAATCCATATGTGCCGTAAGGCAATGCAGCGTTGATTGTTGTGCTGAATGCGCTGACTGTTTCGCCAGCCGGTACTGCCACCAGGTTGCCATTGATGTACATGTTGTAACCAAGGTCGCCAGTCAAGTTGGGGTTGCTTACTGTGCCTTGTATGGTGGACCATGACAGTTTCCAGTCATCGCTGCCCACAAATACCCAGTCATTGTCCGTGTTCTTGTAATACATAGGATTCTCAAGACTCACTGCACTAACTGCATAGTCACCAATGCTGCCAACTGTAGATAGTGGGGTGTAGTCACCACCATCGTAATCCTCAACATCAGCAGTATCAGTAATCACAATAGGAACTTGGTTTGTAAATACGCCAGTGGTTTGATTCCATTGGAATACTCCCCAGGTGGTGGTGCTGGTATCTAACCAGTATGTACCATTGTCGGCACTGCCCACAGGGCGACTCAAGCTGGCTGTGAGCTCAGTCAAATCAATGTCCACACGCTGTATGTAAGCACGGTTTGTGACACCCAATGAACTGTATGCTGCCAACAAACCATATTCGTTGAGCTCGTATCCATTAATTGGAGTACCAGTTGTGGTGTTGTAGAAAAATGGCACGCCAAATGTTGCTGCCAAATCACGTTGACTGGTGATGAGATAAGTTTTGTTTGCGTTGGCAGCGGTTGTACCGGCTGCAACACCAACGCCAGCTGCATCAGCTTTGTTCTGTGCGGTGGCGATTAAAAAATAAGGGACTGTGTTTACCGCAGAAGGGATGTACTGACTCTCGTCAATTATTGTTACTTCTACGCCTGGTGATGTTAGTGCCATGGTTGATTCCTTTTCAAGTTACCGATATTTATGGGTATATGCAAAAAAAGGTGTTTTACGGCGGCCTATATATAGGACCACAAGCTAAATACCCATATGAGACCCATGTGCAAAGTGTGCAATGTTAGACCAAGGGCTATTGCCTATCACAAATATGATCGAGTATACTATCACTCTCGATGTACAGCTTGTCTTAGAAAAAACAAAAAACTAAAACCTCCTGTGCCCAGGTGGCAAAGCAGTGGTTACAAGAAAAAACCCACATGTGATCGATGTGGGTTTAGGGCCAGACTAACAAGTCAATTATTGGTGTATCATGTTGATGGGGATCTCGACAATGCTGCATTAAAAAACCTTCGCACAGTTTGCAGAAACTGTGTGGAAGAAATTTCACGAACAGAAGTTATCTGGCGTCCCGGGGACTTAGAACCAGACGCATAATCTGCTGATATAGGTCGTCTAGGGTGCTGTTGTTGTCCAGCACCACGTCAAATTTAGTGCCCACCCAGGCGGTTTCTGATGCATGTACGCCCAGTTGTTCTAGTTGGCGCCCACTCAGTGCCCAGGTGCTGTTGCCATTGGGTCCGCGGTTTTGGCTCACAGCCGCATTGTACCACTCAGGTTCGGCGCCGCGCACCACACGTACCACCAGGCCACCTGATTGTTTGATGGCAGCAATTTCGTTGGGAAATCTGCAGTCACTGATCACAACATCATCTGTGCTGTGGCGCAGTTTGTTTTCCAAGCTGGCAATCCAGATATCATCATGAAATCCGTTACGGCATACTTCAGTACCCCAGTTTTGCAAAACCCAACGAGGAGTAATTACTATACCTAATCGATTGGTCCACCATGGATCTGGCGTTTCTCTCCAGGCACGACTTTCCTTACTATGACCTTCTAGCATGGTTCTGTCCCAACCAAACACTGCGCTCACAGCATCTTTGAGTGTGTTGGCAAAACTTTCTCTACGAAAATGATGTAAATTTACTAGATAGTCCGCAACGGTATCTTTGCCACTTGAAATAAAACCACATAATGCTATAATTGCCACTTATTGTCCTTTGAATTTACATTTGTCACCATGCCATCTTGCATAGTTCATTGGATCAACTAGTTTACTACAATGAGGACATTGTTGTCTAGTAGAATTGAGTTTTTCTTCACGTTTTTTTTGGCGTTGTTCTAGTGAGTGGTGTTTACCAAAAAAACCATTTTTTTCTCCTGTTAGCCCTGGGCGACCCTTATTGGCAATACTTAACTTTTTTCTAGTTTTATCAGTGACTGGGGGTTTATTTTTTCCTGCTATAGATTTTATAAGTTTAACTTCAGGAGAGTCTTTTTTGCCTAGTCTAGACTGTCTCATTTTTTCTTTTGTTTCTTCAGAATGTGTTCTGTTCAAAAATGTTCCATCTCTATCTTTAAATCTTTCTTTTTGTGATTGACTCATTTTCGACCTGGTTTCGTCTGGCATAGGTGGTAACGATGTTTTTAAAATTTCGTAAATCCTACTTGTGGTTTTGTATCGCTGTTGCCCTGGGCCAATTTGATTAGCCATCATCATCGACGCTTTGACCATCTTATATTTTAAAGGGCCGGCAAGCATTTTTGTTAGCAGCAAGTGGCATATAAAATGCTCTTTTGCGGTCAAGATAACCAGGTTATATTTGGCATTACTTCCGCCCATACACCTCGGTATAATGTGGTGCTTTTCTGTATATCCATCTAATTTACGAGATGAAGCTTTTACGATTATATTATTATAATATTTTGTATATTTGTTATCATCAAACATACTTTATTTAGTCTAATATGTCCAGGATAAGATATTACTTTAGTTCTTTTACATTTAAATGTGTCAGAGTTGCTTGCAACATGTCAATTTGTCTGCGGCAGTCTTCCAGTGCATGATGACTGGTAGGCGGGCGGGGCAACCCTGGCCACAAACTATATACCGTTCGCGCATCACGGATCTTATAATATTGCCAAGGCAGGGGTTTACCGTAACTCTTGTAGGCATGCTCCAGGATGTTGGCATCATACGTCGGCCCATTCATCCAAATACGATTGCACTTCCAGCACAATCGATGCAGTTCGTCCAGGGCCTGATCCAAGGGTATACGGCCATCTTCTGCAAAAGCTTCTGCTTGTGCGGCACCTTGTGTGGCCCACCAGTTTATGGTGCCTTGTTCAATGGTACGGGTTTCTTGACTTTCCAGGTCTACTCGAGCATAATATTGTTGCTGGTAATAGCCGGTGCCAACAGGATCAAATGCCTGAGCTGCAATGGTTAATATTGTTGCTTCAGGGCCTGTGGCCAAACCTTCAATGTCAATCATGAGATCCAATTTGATTCTCCCGGTACTTGTGTACAAGGATTATAGCACAATTTTAATGAAAAGTGTGAGGAGTTTACCCAATAACAAATGTAAGCGGTTGTGAACCATCCACATACATTTTGAGTTGTTCAATTAAACCATCCATTTGTGTCTGCGCTTCGGATTTCATGGCAGTGCCGTTGAGAGACGACCCTCCCTGTGGTCCGGCCAGAGTGGCGAACTTCTCACGTGCTTCACCAATGATCATTTTGCAATTGGCCACCATGTAGTCCCGGATCCACTGTGATATTTGGTAATCACTCAGCAGGTTGAATTCAGGTTTTAAATTGTAACTCCACAGCAACACAGTTTCGCCTGACCCTTTGGGGTCACGGATCAGTTGCAGTTTCTTTGTCACTGGATTGTATGTGTAGTTCATGTAGGCGCCAAACATGCGTCCAGCCAATTCTACATACTGGCTGTAGAAGTCGTAAGTGGCCAGGCCACCAGCCACGTTAAAATTCATAAGGTACACGTTGAGAGAGGCCTGTGCAAATGGATCAAAGTTTGACGCAAACGGTCCCGAACTGTCACCAAATGTTCTTCGAAATATCTGACGTACACTTATGACTTCTTGGGGCAGTTCGTAGATGTTGACATCTGCTACCAACTGCATGAAGCTGTAACTCTCTTCATATGCGGCATTTGCACGTTGGCGGTAAGTACCAACGGTCTTTTGATATGCTGCTTCGTAGTGTGCAGGATCTAATTCAATGTCAATGATTTGATCGCCCAGCTGAAGTTTAACATACTCAATTAAATTTTGCTTCAGTGTGGGCAGTGATTGTTGTTGCTGTTCGGCCATTGGGAACTCCAGTTCCTGTATTTATTGCGGTTCCCGCAGTTCATTTGCCTTAATTTGAG